AAGCAGCTTGGCTAGCTGGTCTGTCATGTTGAGCCGCTGAACGTTGCCGTTCGAGCCGATCACAACTAGGGATGCCTGATAGGCGTTGCGGTCCGAACCCGACATGCCGACAACACGAACCGTGCCGCCCCATTCAGGAACGTCCACATCCTCGTAACTGCGGTCGTCCGCGCCGAGGATCTGAGCAGCAGAAAGAAAGGCCATTGGGGGTTACGCTCCTGCGGTGATGGTGGGCTTACCCGTGACCTTCCAAGTCAGGGTTGCGGCTAGCTTGTCGTCGTACGGGGCGTCAGGCTCGAAGCCAGTCAGCAGAGCACCGAACGCCCAAGAGGTACCGTCCGGGAAAACAATCTTGTAATGGCGAGGCTCGACGTCCTCAAAGTCAGCAACCAGGGCATCGTGTTCGGCGGGCTGATAGTTCACGTCAGCCGAGATCTCGCCCGGATCCTTAAGGCCACCAACGAATTCCATCCAGCCGTTCGTGCTGTCATGCGACGTGACATCGAGCGTCTCGCGGCTCAGGCCGGGCGGGGTCAGCGACGTGACGTCAGCGACCTTGATGAAAACCTCGGTGCTAGCGCCGTCGCCGCGTAGTAGCTGAGTACCGAACGCGTCCATTCCTGCCATGTGTATTACTCCTCAGTGATGATGTTGAACGACACAACGACGTGCCGAATATCGCCCGGGGGTTCCGGGTCAGTGAGCGTCTGCGCTGACGTGTAGCGCGTAGCCACATGGTGAAAGCCAGACACGTTCAGGGGCGTGTGGTCGAGCAGCGCGAACACTTCACGTGCCATAGCGAGGCTCGCCGAATACCCATGCGCGCGGGTCCACACGTGCACGGTGATGAGCGACATCCACCCGCGATTAGCTAGCCGGTTATCCGGGGAGTCGGATGCTTCACCGACCGTGACGTAAGGGAAGTCGGTCCCCTCCGGGACAAAGTCAAAGACCTTACCGGCCAGCAGCGGGGAGGCATTTAGCTTCGCGTACACAGCGGACTGGATAGCGAATAGCGGCGTCACGAAATCACCCCGTTAACAGCGGCCTTGATGCGGTCGGGTAGCTTGCGCTTTTCAGCATTCGTGGCCGGGCCGAGCGCAGGTCGAGCGGGCATACTCCGCGTACCGAATTCCTGCCACAGCGCATACCGGTCGTCGCGATCCCGCCAGCCAATCTCCGCCTTAGTCACCGGGCCCATGTCCACGCGGACGGAAACGCTGTTCTTCAGATTTCCTGTGTCGACATGCACGCGCCGCTTAGTGTCATCGGCGATAGCGTCTGCGGATTCCTTGATGGCACGCTGAACAGCCCGGAACATTTCAGTGCTCGCGTCCTGTAGCTGCTCCGCTAGCCGGTCGGATCCCTCAACCGTGGCCGAGATAGCCGAGCGACCCCCAGACCTGCGAGGGTGCCGAGTCCTAGCCATGCTGTATCAGCTCCACATCGGCGCGAACGTAGATGGGGCGGGACGGCTGGAACACGGACTGCACCCTGAACACCTGGGCGCCACACCGCAGTTCATCGCTACGGCGGACATCAGCGACCGGCGGCAGGTGCACCGTGTGCGTGTGGCGGGACTGGCCCTGCGCTGCCAACACTCGCTCAGTGGCGGTGGGTTGACTGATCATCGCCGCCGACTCGCCCACCTGTACAAGCGACGTGACCTCTCCCCCGGCACCATCCGGCACGCTCGAAAGGCGCCAGATGGTAACCGAAGAATTCAGTAGGTGATTGATTCGCACAATCAGCCAGCCTGAATAACGCCCACCGTGACCGACGTAACAGCGCTGTACGTGATGACTGCGCGGCCGGTAACAGGATCGCGGTAAATCGCGTCGAGCGGAACAAAGCCACTACCGCCCGCAGCAACGACTAGCGCAGCATCCGCAATGGGAAGACCCTTGACCGTGCCCGGCGTAACCACCGTGGCAGTAATCGGCGAAGCGCCACCGTTGCGGACAACTAGATAATTCTGCTTGCCGATAGGGGCCTGGTCACCGCCCGCAGACGCAGACGCGAAGGTCGGCGCTAGGCCGCCGGTAGGGACAGACTGAACTCCGAGAACCGCCATGAGACTCCTTAGTTGGGTTAGTGCGCGTCAGTGAAAGCGCGCCATGCTGGGCCCGCCGTTGCCGAATCGGGCAGCGAGCCGGTTGCGCTGGAACGGGGTCAGCGACATCACGCCCGACTCGGTGTCCGCGTACGTCACCGCGTAATCCCCGATGCGCTCGCTGGTCAACTGTCGTGGTGCGGGATCGCCGCTCCTGAACGCCAGCAGACTTTGCGCAGCCAACCGGCACACCAGGTCGACGATGTCAGCGGGGACCGTGGTAAGGCCGTGGGTCATCGTCAGGGTTACCGCCGCCGGTTCGCATAGGCCCGTCCAGCCCTGAGAGCGCCACAGAGCGCCGTTCGTGAGCCGGTAGTCCGTGACTGCCACCCCGTCGATTTCAACGTCTGAGACGGCCGTTACGGGCTGGCCCGGCAGGAAGATGCGAGTAGCCGCCACACCCTCAAGCGTCACGGTGCTGACGGCTGCACCGATGGGACAACCGGCAGCATCACGAACGATGGTGGACGCAACGTCTAGGTACGTCCCGACGATCGCTGTTTCCGAAGGGCCGACAGTGACGCCGCGCGCCTCAAGGTCAGCGACCGTGGCAAGGGGAGCAAGAGCCATCGTCCGTCATCCCCTTAGTTCGGCACTCGGCCGACTAGCTTTCGAGCGGCGTCCTGCGCAGCCTCAAGCGTCGGGTACGGATCGCTATCAACCGTGGTGATGTCTGAGCCCCAGAACGCTCGCACGCGAAAGTCGTTAGCGCTGTACTGGAACGCCTCAAGATACGTAATCTTCTCAGCGCTGATCAGCTTGGTTCCGCAACTAATCCACATATTCACGCAGCCTTTCGAGACGCAGCACGCTTAACCGGCGCAGGCTTAGGCTCGGGCGCGTACGCATACCCGCGCCCACCGTCACCCACTAGGCACTGCGCGATCTCATCCGGTACGTGGTTCTTACGCCCGTTGGGGCCAATCACGTACGCCATAAAACTCCTCATACAATTGGGGCCGGGGGCCGCCCGGTACCGAAATACCGAGCGACCCACTCAGCGAGGGACGATCAGGTAGCGGTCCACTGGGCAACGGCCGTCGGACGAATCACCTTCGCGCCGTACACGTGCAGACCACGCAGACGGTCAGCGAACTTGTCCGTGGCGCGCATGCCCTCGGTCTTCTCGATCTGAGAGACGTAGGCGACAGCCGGACGGTAGAACGCTAGAACCTGCTGCTTAGCAACAGTCGGAAGGTTCTCGGAAACGTAGATGTCGAAACCGAGCAGACGACCTAGGGCAGCGTTACGCAGACCCTCAGTCGAGCCGGACGTATCAAACGCCGTCAGCCTGGACGACGCGTCGAGTAGCAGCGCCTCGAACTCCGCGTTGACAACAGCCACGCGGTTACCCTGCGGAACGTGGTTCTTGTTCAGAGACTTACGCAGGTCACGCAGGAGGTTGAAAGCCTGGTCACCCGTGGTCAGCGCAACGCTAGTCTCGGTGTTACCGGCGTTCGCGGCAGTGACAGCCGTCGAAAGAATGAACTTGTCGGCGTCCTCGGCGAGACCCTCACCAGCGGAACGGGTATAAGCGTCCATGCCGCCCGCAGCCTGCGCCCGGTCGATGTCGTCAATATAGAAGTCAAAGGACTTCTCCTGATCAATCAGGAGATCCTGAGACTGGGACGAGACCGCAGACGCCGAAGTGATTCGACCCGCAGTCTTGTAGTCAGTGACACCAATCGCGATAGCCGAGTTGATCTTGACCGTGTTACCGGCAGCCGCATTGCCCTCGTACTCACGGTTAGTGAGACCAGCGGCAACAGCCTGCTCGCGGAAATCGGTTAGTAGGGACGCATTCCAGATAGCAGGAATGAAAGAAGTAACGGCCACGTGGGCACTCCGTTTCTAATGTTGAGCACGCCGGTCACGGTTGGCCAGCGCGAAGGGATTGGCTACTTGCCAGAAAGGAGGTTCTTTAGACGCCCCTCGCGCTTCGCCTTAACGATCGCTGCGGGGCTCATCTTGTTGAGATCCTCTTGGGTTAGCTGAGTGGGGCCAGATGCCTTGCGCGCCGCGCCACCATCACCGGTGCCCTGAAACCTCTTAGCCGTTGCGGCCGCTAGGTGGGGCTTTCGGGTTAGAACTTCCTGGATCGCATCCGAGATTTCGTCGGCGTCAACGTCACCGTTCGCGTCAACCTCAAAGGTGGTGAGATCCAGGTTTAGAAGAGCGTCGGAAACGTCAGCGAACTTGCCCGTGGCAGCCGCCTTAATCTCCGAACGCAGAATGCGAGCATTGGCCTTAGCCATCGCCTCGCTAGCCGCCTGAGACTTGATTGCCTCAAGGTCGGGGGTCTTGTCATCGGTGGGCGCAGGCGCCGCAGACTCAGCTAGCTTGCGCTCAAGCTCTCGCCGAGTGTCACGCTCCGCCTTCCACTTAGCCTTCATCGAATCGAGAGCACGCTTACCGGCATCCCCCAGGGATTCGGCGCCCTCCGGAGTGGCGTCGGTTTCTGTGGTGTCGGTGTCCGTGGTCTCGTCAACCGTGCTCGTCTCGTCAGCGTGGCTGTCGTCCGTGGTCACGTCGTTGTTTTCGGGCATGCTAAAGCGCCTCCATTGCGGGGGTGGGGTATGGTCCGGGCGTTGCGCCTCAGACGATGTATCCGTGTTTCTTGAGCAGCCGAATCGCGTGCTTGCGATCGTCGGCCAAATCGAGAATCTCTTCCGGCATAAGCCGGGGTGTGCGGGACTGCGCGTAACGCTGCCCCGGAACCTTCCCAAATTCCTGTAGGCGCCTGCCTGCTATGCCGCGCCGGGTAATGCCCTCGGTCGTCGCCTGAACCTTGCGCCCGTACGCCGTAGCCGTGCCCATTCCGCGCCGCGCGTTGACCACCTGGCCCATGTCGGCACCCTCGGCCAGCGCCTTAACGCCAGCCTCGCCGAACGTTGCCCGCTGCTGCTCCGAGGACATTGCATCATAGAGAGACTGGGGCGAATCGGGGCGGGGGGTGTGATGCTTGGTGACCGGCTCCATCGTGCAATCGCAGCGCGGGTGCCGCTTGAACCCCGTACTGATGCCGTACTCATTACCGGCCAGCAGGATGCACCGCGAACACGCAGGCGATTCCACCACCCGGATATAGGACGTCACCGCAGGCCGTGCAGCCATCGCCACCAAATCGGCTTGGCGCCCCGCGTCAGCTACCTGCGTGCGCGCAAGCAGATCCAGGAACGCGCGACCAACGGCCAGCGATTGAACCAGCGGACTACCCGAAGTGATCGCCGCAATCGTGTTCCACGCCGGATACATCAGCAGGTTCACGAGCGGTCGACCGTCACTAGCAACACCCGCCAGAGCATCCGGCTTCACGCTGCCCGCCGCGTCGATATCGCCCAGCAACCGAGACAGGAACGGGTCACTCCCCCGCGCTGCCTCAAACTGCCCGTTTGAGATCAGGCCCGCAACGGCGGGAACCATCCTCACCCAAGACGAGACGATGTCGTTCGGATCAACGCGAGACCAGAATGCACCGACAACCAGGGCCACCTGACTAGCAAGCGCACCGCGTGCAACTTGATGCGCCGCAGCTAGCTCGGTGGCTGGCATCACATACTCATTTCAGTAGGTCCAGCACTCGGGCCAGCGTTAGCCATCAGCGCCGTCGCCGCCGCAATGGGATCTAGCTGCGCCTCCCGCTCCTTCATCTTGAGCATGTCGACGATCTCAGTCGGGGTTAGCCCGTACTTGAGCGCGATCCACTCGAAGGGGAATCCGATCTGCTTGAGCTTGAGTAGCGCGTCAGATAGCTGCGAGTGGCTGCGCGATTCGGCGTCTGCCCAGAGAACGCGACCACCAGCGATAGCGTCCGCCTTAGCAGTGTTGCCCTGAGCAAGCGCAACCAGGCCGAACATTTCGCGTAGTGCCTGCCCAAACCAAATTTGCTTTTCTTCAACTCGCTTGACGAGACCCGTTTCAGCGGCCAACAGCGCATCACCGCTGATGTTCGTCATCTTGCCGGAAAGGTAGTGCTGAGGCGTGCGTGTCTGTGCGGCGATGTGCCCCACCGCAACCTCAATGATGTTGCTGTATGCCTCAAGGTTGGCGGCGGTCCACTCGGTTACCTTGACGTCGTCACCGGTGAAGAACATCACTCGGTCAACGGCAAAGCGCTCAAGGTCGACCGGACGCGAACCAACGATCTGTCCGCCCGCGTCGAGAATCGGGACTTCCGGAACCTCAGCGCCGAGGACGATTCGCTGCGGGAACGACGCATAGTCAGCGGCCGTGAACAACTGGGCCCACAAGAGGTTTACCGCATCCTGCATCGCGACCACGCCGGACACGTCCGATATCGGATCCTCGGCCAGCATGGGCCGGTTGGGTAGCTCGATCATCGGCACAATGCCCATTGGGTTCTCCTGCGGGTTGGGCTCATCACCCGTGTCGCGCAGATCCCAAACCTTGAACTCCTCGTCAACATCCTTCATCTGCGGCGTCTTGCCGGACGGCGCGCTAACAGTCGCCTGCGTGAACTTCCAAACCTCATTCGGGAGATACAGGGTCGCGTGAGTCTCGTTCCCGTCCTCCCACAGCTTCAGTGCCGCACGCCTGCGCCGACGGCTACCGGGCTGATAGGCGATGATGCACTGGGAAGCATCCTCAAACGTGACCTCCGGCGTTTCCTCGTCCTCCGGGTTACCCCACACCAGGACGAAAGATCTGCCCGCATTCACAGCGCCAAGGAATCCAAGCTGCGAATCCGCGTCCAGCCCGTTGCGCTGCCAGACCCGCCATGACTCGTCATCAGCTTCAGTGGATCCCGCAGGCTGAATGCCGTTAACGGTCAGGCGCTCAACCGGCGAATCCGACGTGACCTGAACCCAGTTGTCAGAGAAGTCTCGGTAACGGTCACCGTGGAACTTCCGGAACTGTTCAGACGCGAACGCGAGCTTTTGCGACCCACGGTAATAGTCCGTGTTCCGCGTGATCGTGGGGCGCCGGTTCAGTAGCTCACTTTCCAGCGCGACGACTAGTGCACGTGCCTGCTCAAGGGTGGCCACAATCCTCCTTATGTGGCCACCACTCACGCGGCCATATACAACGGTTTCTTTTTCAGGAGACCAGCGGCGACCGCATCCGAACGCGCCTCATGCGCTAGGACGCTGACCACTGCTAGGTCAATCTTTCGGCGGTGCTCGGGCTTGGTCAGGACGTAGCGATCAGACGGCCGGGCAGCCATGCGCGCGTTGAACATGTGGCGCTCGGTCTGCTTACAGCCGTCGTGCGTAAAGTTGGAGTCCTGCTTGATGACGTCAGTCTTGATGCGCTCCGCCGCAGCGTGCATCTGGACCGGTCGGCGAGTGTGCCAGCGAATAACGCGCCGATCGCCGTAACGCTCCGCCCACTGGTCAACTTCCGTTTCCCAATACGGCGGATCGCAATACATGAGCTTGACGTCGTAATTGGCGAACAGCTCGCTAACCGCTGCGTCGACTTCTAGGCGCGGAACCTGACCGCCCCACTCCGCCGGATCCCAAACCGTCAGCCGGTTGCTAGGTCCATAGGACGGGGTGAACTGGAAACCGTCCATCGTCTCAGCGCGAATGCCCGTCCAGTCATCGGAGTCCGAACCATCGAACCCGAGGACAATCGGAACGCGCATCAGCTTGTACGCGGAAGGCTTAGGCAACTCGCGCTCGACGGCGCGGGACAGCCAATGTGACGCCTCAATCCAGGAACCATGACCGGCGACCACCCGGTTACCGAAGAACCGTTCAGCCTGCCCGGGGTCCGTTTCTAGTAGCTCTGCGGCCTCGGCTTCAATGGCGTCTAGGTCGATGTGTTCACACCCGGCGTACACAGCGCGGTGGATCTTCCGGCGTTCCGCCTTATTGCGGTAGCTCAGGGTCGGGGGCGCCTGCGGGAAGAACTTGTAAACGTCCTCCGCCTTGCCCTCGTACGTGCGCTGTGCCGTCGAGACTTCATCCGGCGCCCATGCGTTCGTCGTTTCCATCGACCGGCCGGACATACCAGCGAGACCACGGCGCATAGTCTCAGCAACTTTGATCATCTTGTTCGTCGCTGAATACGTGCCGGTCTCATCCTGAATGGCGAACGTAATGGGGTTACCTAGGCGCGATTGCGCGGACGACGTGACTACGTCTATTCGGCCCTCTTCGCCGACCTTGACGAACCCCTCGCGGACGTTCATGACAGCGCCTAGCGAGCCATGCCGGATCATTGCCTTAAGCGGCCGGTAGACGTTCGCAACCTGATCTTCCGAAGTAGCGAGTAGCTGAATCAGCGGGGTCGGTTGCGGCAATGCCATGGGCTCATCCGGGGCGTAGTCATACCGCCAGCCACACGGACACCCATGCTCGGCACAGCGGTAATACTCGCCACCCTCGGCGAACCCCGCGAACACCGTAGGTCCAGCCGCCTCGGCCAGAACGATAGACGCCGCGAACGGGCCCTTACCGCTCTTCTGCGGCATGACCACCTGACCACGCCGGTAGATGTACGCGGCCGAGCGCTGCCCCAATTCGGCAGTAGGCCGGACCGTATAGAAGTTGGCCGCTACCTCAACCTGCCAATCGAGCAACTCGAACGGCTCACCCTGACGGAAACCATCGGGGATAACGGCATGCTGCTGAATCCATTCCAGCGTTACGAGCATGACGCGCTCGGCGTCCACCAGGTTAACCACGGGACACCCTCAACCGGTCAGCGATTGAGGTGATACCCGCAACCGGGGCAGCGTCATCCCCGGCGGCATCTAGCCCACCGGAACCAACAACCCACTTGTTGCGAAGCATCCCATTCGCTGTCAGCCCCAGGGATTCGCCGTGCATTTTCACCTGAGACCAGATCAGCGAGGACGACTTTGGAAGCTCAGCGCGGGCGAGCAGACGCACGTACGCGGCGACTTCAAACTCAAGCCCCATGACCTCCCACTGTGCGGCCTGCGGCGTCTCCCATAGGCGCTCCCAGACCTGGTACTCACGGTCGGTGGGATCGATCAGGGGGAACGCCGGTAGCGCACCCTCGCGGCCCTCAGCGGGAAGGGTGACCCAATCGGCGCGATCCGGCTTTGCCTTGTGGCTCCGATCCTTGCTCGTGGGCACGGGTCCGGAGTTTGGGCGAGCACCACCTCTTGCCACGTTGGGTCACCTCCTTTGCGCACGCTGCGTAGTGATCAAGGGTCTTTGAACCGGGCGGACCTCCGAGCGCCC